TCTGTTTTCCTTAAAAAGGTGTCAGTCAGGACAGTACATAACAAGTAAAAGTACTGTCCTAACCGACCGTTATCATTTATCCGGTTCGTCTGGAGGCTCGTCAGAAGCCACAGGCTCCTCGGAGTGACCCGCTGGTTCCTCGGGGGTCGGAGAGGTAGTGGCAGCATCAGCCACAGGTATTAGACCCAGCTTGAACGCTTCAGCAGCGTTATCTGGATTATCGACAAAGTCGAGAAGATTTGCTGGGTCATTATCGAACATAGTTCGAATTTCAGACGGCAGAGCATCAAACTGAGCATTTGCCGAGATTATGCGATTTACAGATTCTTGATAGTCAGAACCATCAGAGAAATCGCCATACATAGGAGTGCCAGAGGCAATGGGTGGTTGATAACCACGTTTAGTGAATCGTTTGACGATGGCATTGATATCCACGTCATTTTTGTGATGTTGCTCCACTTTTGATTCACTGGAGAGGGCGGTTTGAACACGCCGAGAGCCGTTGCCGGCTCTTTCCGAGATTTTTTGTCTATTATTCATTTTCCTTTCCTATTTTAACAAAAACACGACATATAATACATCTTATGTTACATTCGAGATCTAAATTACGGAGTATCTCCGTCGCCATTATAAGGAGCAGCAGCTTTCGGATGCGGATTCAGCGAAGATATTTCACAGACAAGGCGAGGAGGATTTTGAGGAATAAGCTCGCCCGAATTATCATCCAAAGTACCAAGATGAAAGAGGCGATAATCCTCAGGATATTTTGCGATCATAGAATCGGGATTTGCGAAGACAGAGGCCAAGCCTCGTTGTGCGTCTTCGTCGTTATGAAACGGAAACGGTGCCTGATAGAATTCAGATTTCAGGTCATAAACACTATACATTTGTTTTTTCATGATTCTCGTACTCCCTAACTAATTTAAACGCTTTCGCTAATTGGACTTGTTCACGTGAACGAAGCCTTTGATAAGTGTTATCGGACTTTCGAGCAAGAATGGCAAGCTTTCTTTTATATTTTATTTGTTCCATAGCAGTAGGAGCCATAACATCATAGAGATTATCATAGAATTTGGGGACTTTTTGTTTAACACCTTTATGGGTTACAAAGTCTTTCGGATATAGATCGGTTTTGAATTGACCGAACCATCGAGCACCAATACCAGGACGCCGAGACATGCTTATATATTCGGGTTTTTTATAAAAAACTTCACCAGTATCGAAGTCAATTTGTTGATAATGTTCTTCTCCGGCGGGTCCGTTAATTTTCTTGGTAATATATCGAGCAATATAAGCAGCAGACTGATAAGTGACTGAACCAATCGCAGAGTAACCGAACGGCCATAACTTTTCAAGAGACTCCGACCGATAGAGCGTAATGCCTTTAGAATTGCTCCATGGCTTTTTATCGAGGAAGTCAAAGTTAAACAAGCAAGCGTGATGGTGAGGACGCATAAGATCAGAACCATACTCACCACAATGGAAATAACGAATTGGGTAGCTACTTTTACCGGTTTCAGAATGAACAGGAGATAAGCCATTATATTTTTTCCTTAATCGTTTAATGAATTTTTGAAAGTCTCGATGATCGAGATTTCTATAGGGGTTTTTTTCATCATTGAAAGTAAGAGTGATGAAACAATTATTTTCGAAGAGAGAAGCTTCGTGGACACATCGAAGTGCCCATTGTTTTGATCGGTCTATTCTACAGCCGATACAATTAGAGCAGGGAAGAGATATTTTTTCATAAGGGATACCATCAGTAGCGGCAGAATTGAAGAATATTATTGACTTACCATTTTCATTTTTCTTGGTTGTCAATTTATATGCAGTGAGTGGATGATAGCAAGGCATTATTCTGTTTCCCTTTTTGCGGTTCATGGCGGGCCTCACTCCGTCATGCAAACAACGCATGACAAGAGGAAGCCGACCAATTGAATTAGTTTCGGTGAAAAGCACACCAAAACTAAATACGATACCCGCCACGCGTAACATTACGGCGGCGGTTTTTTCCGTTTACACGGGACGCAGTACGAGAAAACGTCCGTTTATTACGGTTGAACTTTTTGCCACGGCGATAACTCATTACATTCCTTTCATTTAGGATAGTTCATTTTTCGGATTCGATTCCAACGGGTGTTAGATCGTTTCTGATCTAATATTTTTTTTGCAGCTTGAGGAGCCTTTGAAGCATCAAAGATTTTTTTCGCAGGTTTTTTCAGGACCTGCTTTTTTGAAGTAGGTTTCTTACGAAACTTTTGAAAAGTTTTTAAAGCTTTTCTTTTAGTCGCTTGATAAGCATCATATTTATCACGCTCGATTTGAGCATCGAAACGTTGCTTATCTGTTTCGACTTTAGTTCGCTCAATAGATGCAACAGCTTGTTGAGCTTGAAAGGCAGTACTAACCCCTTTCATAATAGAAGTGCCATAGTCAGGAACTTGACCCATAGCACCAGAAGGAGTAGAAGCCCCTTTGCCACCAGCAGAAAGAATAGGATTAAGTCCAGCTGCACGAAGATCATCAACCTCACGTTGATGAGCAGTACTGGACATACGCTCTTGGAAAGCCATCTGCTTACCAGCTTGAACAGCTGAAGCTTTAGCTGAAGATGCAGACCCGAACAACGACATTATAGGAGTTGCAATAGTTGCAATTTTACTAAGATTATCTAACAGTCCCATAGGGCACCTCCATTAAAAATGATCAATAAGCCCAGGTACAGAACGAACGGGCATAGGACGGATTGTAATTAAATTGATATACGAATCAAAGACGAATTCAGGTTCGTCTGTAACAGCGACCACACGAGCCACAGGAGGATTTTCTTCAATAAAATCAGAGTTAAGAGCAGGGAGAGAAGCGAAGTCTTGAGAAAGATGCCACGCATCAAGAGATTGAGCATGATCAGAGCGAAGAACGCCAGTGATCAGAGAGGGGTAATAACGGTATTCAGCAAACCGTTCTTGATAACCAAAGACACGCAGATTATCAGGAGTGCCAGTGCCACCTGTATCAGTGGCAGGATCTTGAATCCAGATCTCCTGATTAAGCACAGGCTGTTCGCCAAGATGTGCGAGAGCAGGCCAATAAAAATCGTATTTTGTTTGTCTTGACCACATACGATTAAGGCCTTGTTGATAGGTAAGGTCGGCACGGCATGAAATCAAACCAATGATTACACCGTGTTCAACAAATGACTTTGTGAAACCGACACCAGATTGAGAATGATACCCGATAGCGGTCAAATGACCTTGATCTGTACCAGTCAAACTTTCAGACGTTTGAGGTATAGGAGTTACAGTCACAGGAGAGGAACCACCGCCGAGATATTCGGGACGTTGTAACCGTGAATCGGGTGAGTCTACTTTGAAGTGAGCATAAATAATTTCCGTATAGCGAGTACCGCCACGGGCATCACGTTCAAGTAGTTTTTGAAGTTGGAACGCTTGACGTAAGGAATTAATAGTTGCAGATGTAGCACCAGCAAGGTCAACATAAAGTTTATCAGCTTCCGCACCAGCGGAGTTTGTACCTTCAACATGAATTTGAGAAGCAGACTGATTAACAAAGCCATCTTCAACAGTTGAAAATATGGTGATTTTTGCACCATCGACAGCATCAGTAGCGATAGGGGCGGAATCACCCAAAGGCAATTCAACGCCATCACCTTTTTGAGGCCAAGGCAAGCAAGAAGTAAAGTAATCGTGGCGTTTGCCACGTTTAAGCAAAACATAATCGGCGATGGCATCAGGGCCATCATCACGATCGACTGCCACCGAGTTTTGCAGGTTCTCATCTCGAAACCATTCGTTCCAGATGAGATTGTATGCACGAAAGTGCAGAGAGTTAACTTTAACGTCAGGAATAAGAGGAGGTATGCCGAAATAATCGGCCAGTTCACCAGCAGCAAAGCCCGGGGCTGTGCCGGTGATCGTTGGGACTGTAAAGTCAGTTGATGAATCAGGGTTAGGGTCTCTTTCGCCCATGAATCTTTGCCAGTTATCCCAGATAAGACGATTCGGGACGAAGAAGAAGTGGAAATCTATAAAGAGATTATCCATGAAAGGGAGGAGGGGAGTTGCCAATCTGGCAACGGATGAAACTTTAAGATTGAAGGTGTCTCCTGGGAGAGCTTCATCGACGAAGAACGGAATAAGTAATCCGGAGTCGAAAGTTGTTTTATATCCATGCGAACGGTTGAACCTTGATCGCTGAATATCAGCGTGAGGAACAGATGAGAAATCATGTTTCATTACGCTTTTTTGTCTTGTATTTTGCGGGAACAT